CGAACGCTCCGCCGCCTGACTGATCCAAGCGTTGAGCCTGTCAGTCTCGCAGAGGCGAAGGCCCATCTGCGGGTCGAGCATGATGCAGACGACGCCGTGGTTTCTGCGTGCGTTGTCGCGGCCCGTGAGTGGGTTGAAGAATACCTCGACGGCACGCTGATCCTGACCCAGTGGGCGATGACGCTTGATCTGTTCCCGCCGCATATCAACCTGGCGAAGCCGCCGATGGCGACGGCTGAAGGCTACACCGACGTCACGCTGACCTACACGACAGACACCGAGGCCGTGGTCACGCTGCCGTCGTCAGATTATCGGGTCGACCGGCACTCATGGCCGGGCGTTCTGCGGCCAAACTACGGCGACAGCTGGCCCGCTCACCTCGCTGATTACAACTCAATCACCGTTACCTGGTGGGCTGGCTTCGGTGCGACTGGTGCAGACGTGCCCCAGCGGATTCGCTCGGCGGTGCTGATGCTCTGTACGCATCTCTACGAGCAACGCTCTGCGGTTCTCGTCGGTCAGGGTGTGGTCAGCAAGCACATTGAGTACGGCGTGCGTTCAATGCTCGACGCTTCGCGCTGGGGAGGCTACGCATGAGCTGGAACGGCAGAATCAACGTCGATGCTCTGGTGCATGATGAGGCAGCGGACGCCATCAAGGTGCTTGACGTGGAGAGCAGCTTCACGGTTGCCACCAAGACGGCGACAGTGACCGGCACGGCCACCGAGGAAGGCGTCAGCATCTCACCCGACGACGAGCATGAGATCGCCTACACGGACGCTACAGGGGCAGTGGTGACGTTCTCCAGCGTGACCATGCTGCTAGTCAAAGGCACCGACGATCTGACTGTCTCGGTCAACGGTGGCGTGGAGTTTAAGTCTGCCGCTGGGCAGTGTGCGTTGTCGGCGACTCCAGGCATGACGACCGAGACCATCAACATCACCGGCACGGGCACGTTTACGCTTCTGATTGTGGGGACATGAGATGCAGCCCGGCCTGTTGCGTGAGCGAGTGGAGCTCCAGAGAGCGGCGGAGACGCGGAACGCTCTCGGTGAGGTTACGCAGACGTGGCAGACCTACGCGACCCGCTATGCCAGCGTGCTGACGCTCAGGAGCCGCGAAGCGTTGAACGCCCAGCAGGCCGGGCTCTCTGTCACGCACAAGGTCAAACTCCGCCACATTGACGGCCTAAAGTCGTCAGACAGAATCCGCTGGCGAGGCCGCACGCTGGAGATCGTGAGCGTGCTGGAGTTTGAACAGTTTACGGTTCACGAGCTTCTCTGCGAGGAGCAGGCCTGATGGGTAAGGAACTGCAAATAGGTTTTGAGACTCCTATGCTTGCAAAGCTGGCAGAGGAACTAGCGGCACAGCTTGGCTCTGGCAAGCGTGAGGGCATTATTTTCAACAAGCACATGCTGCAATCCCTAAAGGAGGCGATGAAGCCTGGCGTTACAGCGTTAAAAAACGCGACACCCAAAGGCCCAACCGGCAACCTAAGAAGGTCTGTAAAAATAATCACAAGAAACTACCGCAAAGACCGCAAATGGTTTGCTGCTGTTGGATATTCAGCACACGGTAGAGGCAAAACAAAAATAAACAAGTCAGGCAGAAGAACAGGATCAGACCTCGGCTACCATCAAGGTTTGGTTGAAGCTGGCACAACAGGGATGAGAAGGCTTGGCAGACATCAAGGAGGCAAGCAAGTCAGAATTGCAACCAGTTTTAGGTACAACAGTTCCCTTAAAATATCAACAAACAGATTCGGTCAGGTGGGAACCAAGCCAGCCCCGCCAAAAGGTTTCTTCACGTCGGCAACATTAGACAGGACTGTTGAATTGCGGCCAATGAAAGGCGAGGGAAACATCCCGAAGGTATACGCCCAGGTAAACAGCAGCATGCGTTCCGCCCTCGCTAAAGACATGGAGACAAGAGTTGGCAAGGCAGTGCGTGACCTAAAAAAATGGAATGAAAGGTCGCCGATTAGATGAAATACCCCGAGCAAGTCATCTGCCGTGCCCTCTCCGCGACTCCCGCAGTGGCTCGCCATCTGGGGTTTCGCCTATTCCCGATGATCGTGCCAACGTCGGCCCCGCTGCCGTTCGGGACTTACCAGCGGTCTGGCGTGCAGCGAGAGCAGACCATTGGTCTGCCGCCTGGGGTGCCGAAGGTAAACCTAGACATCAACCTCTACGCCGCGAGCTATGCCGTCATCCGTGAACTGGCTGACGCCTGCCGTGAGCGACTCGACCATTTAGACATCACCTCGCAAGGCGTCTCGATTTCGAATGTTACAATCGAGGATGAGAGCGAGGACATCGTGCAACTGGAAGGCGGCGACCTTCCGCCTGCGTGGCAGGTAACTTTCCGGCTTTCCGTTCAGTGGAGTGAATTATAATGCCAGCACCAGCAACCGCGTCAAACATGACCATCAGTCTGCCGGGGAATATTACCTCGTCAGACGTTTTTAGTTTCTCGATCAGCACCTCCGGCGGCGACACGATTGACGTGACACCGCTGACGCAGAACGGCGGCAGCCGCACCTACGTCGGCACGCCTATGGGCAACACCATCGAGGCCAGCGTGAGTTATTTCGGCAGCGGCACGCCGTCTGTGGGCGATGCCGGAAACGTGACCATCGGCGACATCACCTTTTACGGCGTCTGCACGTCAGCATCAGGGACGGCAGCCGTCAACGACGTGGCCCGGTTCGACGCGACCTACCAGCAAATCTCAGCCTCTTAGGGGATACATAAATGGCAACCAGTTCACACACGACGACCGTGACGGCCCCCGGCATCTCTGGCGGCCTAATTACAAACGTTCAGGTCAGCCAGAGCGGCGACGACGTTCTGGACGCCTCGCATATCGGCCAGGCCGATGGCTCGGCAGCCCTTCGCTACGCTTCGCCGTTTGAAGGCACCACCGAGGTCAGCATCAGCTATATCGGCGACTCAATCCCGACAGCTGGCGACACCGGAGCGGTGACTGTCAGCGGTGCCATCAGCGTCTCGCTGGCAAATGCGATTTGCACCAGCAGCTCGATTACCGGCTCGGCTGGCGAACTCATCACGGCAGACGCGACCTTCCAAGCTATCAGCTAGCGGGGTGCCGCATGGCTGGAGTTGCTTATGGTGTCACGGTAACGCTGCCAAGCGGCAGCCTGTCTGAGGTCTCGTCTATACGGGCGAGCAAGGGCGGGCTCTCGATTGGGGTGAATAGCACCTACAACCCCAATGCTGGCACGTTGACGCTGACGAGTTATGACGACCCGCAGGCGACTATCGGCGTGCGTGGTGCGGTCAGTGTATCGGGACAAAACATAAACTTCACCTTTCCGCGAGCTTATGTGCAGTCGGTTGACACTTCGGCTAACACTAGAGGGGTCGTAACTTACACGACCACCGTTCGACTTATTGACATAGGGAGCTAGTAGATGTCGGAACTGCTGAACAAGATAAAAGCCGCTGACAAAAAGAACCTTCTGCCTGTAGAAGTGCCAGAGTGGGGTTTGACTGTGTACATCAAGCAGCTGACCGTGGGCGAGCGTGACAGCTTTGAGGCTGAAGCGTTCGCGGCCCGCAAGGGTGATGGCTTGATGGACAACCCCCGAAGCAAATTCCTTGTGCGGACGCTGTGCGACGAGAACGGCGAGACGCTTTGCAAGCCAGAGGAGTTTGCAGAGCTGGCTGGACTGAGCAGCAAGCCAATGGAGCGGCTGTTTGAGAAGGCGCAAGAACACAACAGCCTGACAGATTCCGATGTGGAGGAGCTCGCGGGAAACTAAAAGCCCGGCCTGTGCGGATGTTTCTATTCCGCCTCGCCGGGCACCTCGGGAAAACGGTAGCAGAGATCGAGGCGACGATGACCAGCCGCGAGCTCGCAGAATGGATGGCGTTTGACTTGTATCACCAGCCCCTCGACAACTCGTGGCGACAGGCGGGCATCGTTGCTTCGGCAGCGTTGGCACCGCACTGCAAGCGTGGCAAAGCACCGGCCCCTGATGACTTCGTGCCGAAGGCCAGGCTGCCGCAGACGCCCGAGGAAATGGCCGCCGAGCTCGGCAAGCTCAAGATGCTGACGGGGGGCAAGTGATGGCAACCAGCGTTGGCCTCAACTTCAGACTGACTGCCGCCGTCGAGAACTTCGAGAAGTCGATGGCTGAAGTCAATCGCAAGCTCGGAGAGATTGACAGGAGCAGCAAGCAGACGGCCAACGGCATGAAGTTGCTGGCTGGGATTGAAGTCGGAAAGCTCTTGGTTGGCGGGCTCACGAAGGTTTTCAACATCATGAAAACCGGTGTATCTCATGTGACCAGTTTGGCAAAAGAGGCGAGTTCTGTGGCCGATGCAATCGGCAAGCTCTCCGCTGCGACAGGCGTTGCTGTTGAGCCCCTTCAGGTATTTCAGCAGGTCGCAGAATACAACGGCATTTCTGGTGACAAGCTCGGTGAAGCTCTTAAGCGAATGACCAAGCGTCTCTCAGAAGCAAAGATGGGCTTCGGCGAGGCGTTGCCTGCGCTTGAGCGGATGGGCTTAAATGTTCAAGACCTAGCAAACATGAAGCCAGAGCAGGCCTTCATGAAGATCGGTGCTGCCATTGGTCAGCTTCCGCAGAAGGGCGACCAAGCAGCAGCGGCCTTCAAGATATTTTCTGACCAAGGCCTTGCGATGGTTCCCATGTTTGCCGACATGGAGAAGAACGTCAAGGCGACCGCGAAGGAAATGACCTCCCTCGGCCTTGTGTTGAGCGGCACACAGATCAAAAACATTGAGACGATGAACGACCGTTTTAAGGACGTTTATGACACAGGGAAGAAACTGGCAGCGCAGGTTCTCGCCAACTTTGCTCCTGCCATAACACAAGCAAACGAGAATCTTCTGGAGTTCATCAAAACCTTTCAATACCAAGGGCTCACTGGAGGCCAGGCTTTTGTGCAGGCAGCTTCGGACACGCTTAAAAAGGTCGTGCTTGCGTTGTCTGGAGCTTTTGACTACTTCCTAAATACTCTTGCAGGAATTGCAAAAGAGATTGCAGCAACCGTCTCAAACATGACGGGAGCCTTGGCGGTAATTGCACCGCTTCTGCCAGGCGTAGGCGCAGAGGACACAGTTGGCCTAACAAATTTATCACTAAAGGCAGATCACGTTGCTACGCAGCTCGGCAAGTTTGAAAGCAACGTGAGGGGGGCTGTTGCAAGTGCGATTGAATTTGCTGAAGGCGTTCAAGGTTCTGGGAATGAAGCATCTCAAGCCCTTGGCGGTTTCTTTGACTCGCTGAAAATTATCAAGGGTGCCGACATCGCAGCGGCCTTTGGTAGCGTCAAAGACGCTGCGGCGGCTGTTGCTGCCAGGCTCCCGACGTTTGATGACGCTGTTGGCGCAACGTCTCAGGCGTTGCAAACGCTGAGAGAGCCTGCGCCGTTTGTCCGCGATGCGATGAATATGCTTGGTCGCGGCTTCGATAACACACTGACTAAGCTCGGCGTCAGCCGAGCCTCGTTGGTGAAGTTCGCGGAAAAGGTAACTTATGCGCAAAGCATAACCGGCAAGTTCGCAGATGCGGCAGGTGGTTTCACAGGTCTCCTGCACTCTGCACTGAATGACAGCGGCTCGTATATCGTCAAGGGGGCAAACAGTGCAGCTCAAGCACTCATGGACATCTTGCAGCCTCTCGGTTGGACTAAGAAGGCTGTCGAGGCCTTCGGTGCACAGCTCAATGCCCATAAGAACTTTAAGCAGCAGCTCATCGACAATGCTATGTCGGATTGGGACAGCGTGGCAAAGCAGCGGTTGCAGTATTACATCAACCAGGGTGCGAATCCATTCGCTGCTTTTCATGCCATGTATGGCGAGCGTCAGAAAATGCTCGAAGGCATTACCGCAGAAGTGGACGCCGCTGAAAAAGCATGGATAAAAGCAACCGGCGGACTGACCGGGCAGATGGACATAACAGCAGAGGGCGTGAAACTAGCTGGTGAGGAAATTACAAAGAAACTGGCCGCAGCTGGCGATGCTGCAAAAGAAGGAATTGAAAAGGCCACAGGATTCATAAAAGACCTTTTTGGTTTTGGGGAAGGTGCAGACGTGCCATCCCTAGACCTGCCTGACCCAACAGAAGAACTGGAAAAGCAGACGCCAATTCTCGAACGGATTGGAAAGGCTGCCGAGGACTTTGGCTCAAACTTCGTGCTGGCAAACTTCTAAATGGGCATGATCGAAATACACCCGCGAACCTTCACGCGAAGCCGAGGCGGCACGCCTACGGCAGAGCGGCGATTCGTGGAAACGCCAGATGTTACGGTAGAAGAATCGCTGCCAGTATTGGGCGAAGTGCATCCTGAGTTTGCCGCCATGACATGCGTCAGCGTGACGGCCCGCAGCGGCTACCAGGGCGACCCTGAGCAGATTGAATACACGATCCGGTATGAAAACGTGGTGCGATGAGCGTCAAAGATCCTAACCCGCTGAACAGGCCCGATGTTTGGTCGCTCTCCGCGAGCGGCACGACGGTGCCAGCGGCGTTCCACTACGTCGGCGGTGCTCAGAAGCAGATTGTGAATTCAGCCGGTGACGCGATCACAGGCCTGAAGCGACGACAGGGCGAGATCACGATGACGGTGCGGGGCAACCGCTCAGGCTCGCCGTTTGCACTGGCGACGACGCTTGTGAATCGCACGAACGCTACCGCTTGGGCCGACGGTGCCGAGCGTACGTGGCTTTGCACCAGCATTTCAGCACAGCAACAGAGCGAACTGGTCGGCACTGAAATAGTCGACTACTGGTCTGTATCGTTCTCGTTTGCCTATCGGCCAGAGACGTGGGCCGTGCAGGCTCCTGACGTGGGGCTGAATCAGTTGGTGACTGTCAACGACAGCCAGTTCAAAAGACGCATTACGATTGAGGACGCCAACGGCAACGCCGTGCCGACGCCAAAACCTTTGCCGCTCAATAGCGACGGCAGCTTCAAGGGTGCCACCGCCGAGGCCGACTTCCTCACGTTCCGCGTCTATGAGACGGCGGACTTTCTTTCATACTTCGGAGATCCGCCAACGTGAGCACTTACAGCGTACTTCCCGCGACCCTCGATATTGTCGTCCTTAAGGGCGACGAGTTCGGCATGGATCTGGATTTCGACATCAGCCTGGCCTCGTACACCTGGACGGCGGAAGTTTTCGCGTCGACGCGAACGGTCAACAGCAACTACCCGGGGGGGCTGTCTACTGAGGGAGCAACAGCGGCCACGTTCACCGTCAACGTCGTCGACGCTGCCAACGGGCAGCTGAACCTTGCTTTGGATGAGACAACTACGGGCGGTCTGGACGAGGCGACAGCCTATCGCTGGTTCCTGCGAGGCGTGGCCCCTGGTGCCGTTACGCGGACTTACATTTCAGGCAGCTTTACCGTGAGGGCACCGTGAGCATTTCGATCAACGTCACGCCAGCCGCGTCTGGTGGCACGTTCACTGTGGGCTCCACGAGTTCGCAGAACGTCACGCTGGAGGTCACGGGTGGCATCGGCCCGCCAGGCACAGACGTTGCCCTTGCTGCGGGCACCGGCATCTCTATAGTCACGGTCAACAACACCGCGACGATCAGCAGCACGGTCGTCATTCCAGACAACCTAGCTGATCTTTCTGACGTGACGCTTGGCAACGTCACCAGCGGGCAGGTGCTCGCCTACAACGGCACAGCGTGGACGGCGGCGGCTGATAACGCTTTGACGCTTTCCACGTCCGCTGGTTCCGACCTTGGCACCGCTGCCATTGGCACCTCTGGCGAAGCGGCACGGGCCGATCACGTTCACAACCTGCCGACATTCGCGGAGATCACAAACGGCACCGCGACCGTCACGGGCAACCTGACTCTGAACGCCAGCACGGGCAGTGTCACGCTCAACGGTGGCACCGCAGGAAGCGGCAGCCTAACGCTCAACTGTGAACAGAACACGCACGGCGTCACGATCCAAGGCCCGCCACATTCCGCAGCGGCGACCTACACGCTGACACTTCCCACGTCTGACGGGGCGGCGAATCAAGTGCTGCAAACTGACGGCAGCGGCTCGCTCTCGTGGGCAGATCAGTCAGCAGGTGGCGGCATCACTTGGGCGACCGAACCAGCGGCAAGCAACTCAAGCGGCACCGCCGGGCAGATCGCCTACGGAAGCGGGTTTTTCTACCTACATGATGGAACCGAGTGGCGGCGGGCCGCGTTGTCGACGTTTGGCACAAGCACGCCGACGATCACGATTGCGACGCAACCGCAAGACCTGACGTTGGCCGATGGTGGCAGCGGAAACTTCACCATCGCCGCAACCGTCAGCGACGGATCAACGCCTTCCTATCAGTGGCAAAACAGCGACGACAGCGGTGCGACCTGGGACACGCTCACAGGCTCCACCGGCACGACCTACTCGCTTTCGGGCGTTTCCGCTGCCGACAACGGCACACAGTATCGTGCCATCGTCTCGGCGGCTGGTGCGTCTAACGTGACGAGCAACGTGGCGACGCTGACGGTTACGGCAGCAGCGACGTATGACCTGCTCGCTGAGAACGGCGACCGGCTGATGACCGAGGCAGGCGACTCGCTTGACCATGACGGCACTGGCGGCGGTGGCAGCGGCTCAACGTGGACGCAGGTCGGTGCTGACATCGACGGCGAAGCGGCTTACGACCTTAGCGGCTACTCGGTCGCGATGAGCAGTGACGGCAGCAGGGTTGCGATTGGGGCACGCAACAACGACGACGCAAGCACCAACGCTGGTCACGTTCGCGTTTACGATCTGGTCGGTTCCACTTGGACTCAGGTTGGTGCGGACATCGACGGTGAAGCGGCTGGTGACTCTAGCGGCCATTCCGTTGCTCTAAGCAGTGACGGCAGTCGAGTTGCCATTGGGGCTGTTAGCAACGACGACACGGGCGAAAGTGCAGGCCATGTTCGCGTCTATGATTGGTCTGGCTCAACGTGGACTCAGGTTGGTGCGGACATTGACGGCGAAGCAGTTGGCGATTACAGCGGCTATTCCGTTGCTCTAAGCAGTGACGGCAGTCGCGTTGCCATTGGGGCTTCTAGCAACGACGGCACGGGCACAAGTGCAGGCCATGTTCGCGTCTATGATTGGTCTGGCTCAACGTGGACTCAGGTTGGTGCGGACATTGACGGCGAAGCAGTTGAAGATTTCAGCGGCAGGGCAGTCGCAATAAGCAGTGACGGCAGCCGTGTTGCCATTGGGGCTTTTAGCAACGACGGCACTGGCACCAACGCTGGTCACGTTCGCGTTTACGATCTGGTCGGTTCCACTTGGACGCAGGTCGGTGCTGACATTGACGGTGAAGCAGCCGATGACTCTAGCGGGTGGTCTGTCGCGATGAGCAGCGACGGCAGCAGGGTTGCGATTGGGGCGATCGATAACGACGGCACGGGCGGATATGCAGGTCACGTTCGCGTTTACGATTGGGCCTAATGATAAACTAAAAACATAGGAGCAAGTCACATGATCGCAGCAGTTACAGTAACAACATCCCCGACGGAGGTGCTTGCAGCACCGACCGGCCGCCCGTATCAGTTCGTCGCCTTGAGTAACAACGGTGCCGCAACCGTCTGGCTAAAAGTGGTCGCTGGCGGTGATCCGGTGAGTGCAAGCAACGGCATTCAGTTGGCCGCTGGTGCGTCGTTCGTGGTCGATCAGGACAATCAGGCCCGGATGTTCAAGAGCGGCGTCACGGCCATCGTAGCGAGCGGGACAACTACCCTCGGCGTGCAGGCCTTCTGATGGCGGTTGGCTTCGTTGGCAAAGGTCTGGGCTTTATGGCGGCAGTGGTGCCGCTTGGCGTGGTCACGCCGCAGGCAATCCTCGGCAGCGTCTCCGCTGCCGTAACGTACCGACTTCTCAGCGAGGGCGGCGACACAATCACGACAGAGCAGGGCGACCAAGTAAGGAGCGAGCAAGATGGCTGATGTAAAGATTTCTGAACTGACCGCGAACGCATCACCCGCAGCGGCAGACGTTGCCGCAGTTAGCAACGCAGCGGCAACCGCGACAAACAAAGTGACACTGCAAGCCATCGCGAGGCTTTTCAGCGACCCGTCTGGCGTGACCGGGGCTGATGCTATTACCAACGTAATGAGTCTTAGCCAATCCGAGTATGATGCCATCGGTGCTGGTAACTACGACGCCTCGACGCTTTACGTCATCACCTGAGAAAGAAACGAAATGCCACTCAATCTCGGAAGCGGTGCCATTTCTGGTGCCTACGTTGGAAGTGATGCGGTGACTGCTGCCTACCTTGGCAGCACCAGTGTGTTTTCTTCTGGCGGCGGCGGCGGTGGCATCACGCCAAACAATGACAACCGCGCAAGGTTTTATCTGCCTTCTGGATCGACATCATTTACCGCCGGTGCCGCGACGACGACAGGCTACTACCGAATCACCGATGGCACAAGTTTTTCTTCAGTCGGCGGTGGCAACTACTATGCTACGACGACTGGTTATTGGTATTACGATTTGACAAACGTGAGCATGACTGGGCTAAGTTCATCCTCGCCCAAAGTCATGCAGGTTTTTGCCTGCGACGCAGCAGGGAACCCGAGCGGCGAACTTGTTTCGGTGGGGATCACGCAGACGAACAACGCTGTCGACGCGATAGATGTATCAGGATGTTTAAGCCTAGTCGGCCTCGGGGCGTACAGCAGCGCAGCCTACGGCACCGGGAACTTTTCAAAGTACAACATGAGTGGCGGATCTTCGCAATTCCCCAGTAGTGTGACCGAGGTGCGCGCCGTCGGCGTTTCTTGGACGGTAAGCAACACAGCCCCAAACACATCGAATCCGCCTGGGATATACTACTACGGCGGGGGGGTCGACATCAGCGACCAGGACCTAGACGCCGCCGCGCTCGACCAACTCTATTCCGACTTAGGGACTGCGTCTGGCGGCAGCCCGCAGATAATTGTGCGACTCAACCCTGGCACGGCAAGCGACAACCCAAGCATTGCCACTGCAAAGGGTTATACCGTATACGGCTCTTAGGTCACAAAAAGGATTACCATGAGAAAGTATTTTATTGCTGGCGACAAACTCCTCGGCTTTAATGCAAAATGTTGTACAACCGCCTTGTGCCGCGAAATCATTAGAACATATTATCCAGACCTGGAAGAGTTCATTCAGGCTGCCTCGTATCCAGAGGGTGTCACGGTAGACACAGCACGCCACCACCGTTGGGTGCCACAGCGGATAAACCCTGACAGACCCGTGGTAGTTCTGCTGCGTGACCCGGCTGAGCGTTTCCGATCTGCTATGGCAGAGGTCGGACTCGATGATGTAGACGCAGTGCTGGCTGAGCTGGCCGCAGAGTCGGGCGATTATGGTCGCGGCCCAGCCGGTCGCCTACTGGCAGCAAACGTGCATTTCCTGCCGCAAACGAGATTCGAGGGCGACATCACATATTACACCGAACCAGACGAGGCAGCCGCCGCGTTGGGAGTTCAAGTACCGCTGCCTACGGCGAACGAGTCAAGCCAAAAGCCAACGCTGACGCCCTCGCAAGAGCACGCTGTGCGGGAGTGGTACGCGAATGACCAAACGCTGTGGGACTCGCTCACTTCAGCATGAGCGCAGCTGTCGTTTCGGAGCGGGTGACATGACACTAATACACGTCCGCACCATCGCCCGTGCCGTCGTCTACCCGCTCCTGCTCCTCATCGGCGGTGCGGCCCTCGGCTTCGCGGCATATCCGCAAGTAGTCGGTCACAAATACTGGCTCATTTCTTGGGCCTACCGTTCGATCTTTAACCCGCCAAAGTATGACGCCGAGAAGGTCACACGCATCGCCCGCGAGCGGTTGCTTGGATGGTGGCGTGATGTTCCAGGCTTCACAATCATCGACTGGCGTGACTTTGGCGAGGAGGCCCGCGAGTTCCGCGTCGAGCATCTTGACGCTGACGGTAAGGTTGTCAGAAAGCTCGTCCGCGTCTGGGTGCGTTGGAAACTGTGGTCGCAAAACAACGGCGAGGAAATCATCTATCAGGCCGCTGGGCCGGATGACATCGAGCTAATCGAGATTGAGGTAACAGAGCCATGCGAGCGTTGTGGATAATCGGAGCGACAATCGCCGCCGGGATCGCCGAGGCGATGCTCCGCGACGACCGAGGGAGCGCGAGCCACGACAAGCTCCCGAAGTGGGCTCTAAAACTCCTCGGGCGATGACCCGAGAGGTTCTGTTAGCACGCGGCCAGTGTTGCCACCTCGGCTGCAAGGAGTGCCCCTATGGCGAAGAACGTGGTTTTTGATGAGGACTCTGCCGCAAGGATCGCGGCAGCGGTCAAGTGGGTGGAGCAGTACAGTCTCGATGAGACGACCGACGAGCAGACGCAGGACGACCCTGGAGCAGACGCGGCAGCACGGTCAGTAATACGAGGAATGTTCTATGGGGTCTGGGGCATAACAGAAACAGCAGACGTTTCTTATACGGCAGACAATGGCGACGAGAACACAAAGACTGCCACAAACTACTTCGCTACTGTCGGCGAATCAGAGACGTGGCGAAACTGCTGCATCGTTCTGGTCGGCACTGAATGGATTTTGATTGCTGCCCAGTGTGAGGACATTCCACCCGTAGAAAATGTGATTGACTGATATGTTTCTCGGATGCACACCATGCTGCTCGGTTTGTCCAAACTATTACCAAATCTTGGACAGTGCTGACTATGTTCAACTGCTTATCAACCTAAATTACGCTGACGGCACAGGCCAGAGAAACGCGTACAAAAATCTTTTCAGTGGGTCTGCCTCTAACGTAGTAACTTTTCGGCCAGAATCCAAAACCAAGGGCATCGGCACTGTCTCGATGCGTGCCTATGGGCCGACAGGCTATGAGTCGCAAGGGCAAAACGACAACTATTACAAGATAACTGCCACTCCGTACTCATGCACGTTCTCTGCCCACGTAAACGAGCCTCTTGTTGCGCAGGAATGGTTCATCCAAGAACACAAGTGCATGGAACCAAACCTTTTCCAAGATACAGAAAACCTAGCAGCCTGGGAGTCAGCTTTTTCACTAGATGAAACTGCACGTAAATACAAAACCTCCAAAGGCAGCTGTAGCACTCTAGTGTTTGGGAGTTGGGCCGCCTACGCAAATCTGCCATATAACAGCTTGCGTTCTAGTTCCTCGCCAACAACTCCTCTTTATTTTGCAGACTCGCTGCAAGATTGGTCATTTATTTACCCAATGCCCGGCACCGAGCGATATGATTATTGGCTTTCTGAAGTAGACATGGGAAGTTCAAACTTCCCGCAATTTTCTACAACTGTGTCGTTGCCTTGGTACAAAGGAGGCAACAGACCTTACGTAACAACTCAATTCACTTCCGTTGGCGATTTCTTTTTGGAGCATGTTTGCGCACGGCCTTACGAAAGCCAGTCGTTCACTGATTTTTACGAAATAAATCAAGACACGGAATTTGTCCGCCGTTGGTATGACCGTCTTGACAATGACGGCAGGGCATACGGACAGATTGCTGGCGAGTCTCTTCTTCTAAGGGATGCGTGGGCTTTTATTGGTAATGAAAAAGTGAATTTGCGGCAAACACAACCATCTTACGGCGACGCCTACACTCATTGGCAGCTTCATTACTCTTTGGTAGCTAACACGCAAAACTACATAACCCGCAGGGCCTTTGGTGATGGTGGCACTGGGGCTCCCGGGCCAACTGCGACAATTTGCGAGCAAATGGGGCCAGCGTATGGATTTTGAGGAAATAACGTCTGTTACTCCTCAACTTGGTGACGCTGTGTCATCGGTGCTGTCCGCTGTCGGCATTACCAAACGACGAGTCTCTCGTCTACTTGGCCGACCGTGTAAATGTAAACAGCGGCAGCAGCGACTCAACGAGCTGGGCCAGCAAGCCGCCGCAGCGGTGCGAAAACTAACCGGACAGGATGCGACAGATGCAACGCCGGAAGAATCGAAGCGACGAGTGGACCACTGAGACGCTTGAGAGCGGAGTCTGCCGCGTTACGTTTGCCAGCCGCCTGTGGGTGCTGATCTCGTCGGATTGGCACTGGGACTCGGTGAAGTGCGACCGCGACCGCCTCGCCGCTGACCTGGCCGAAGCCAAGCGGCTAAACGCTGCCGTGCTTTCCCTCGGTGACGGCTTCGATGCGATGGGCGGCAAGTTCGACCCTCGCAGCAACGGCAAGCACGACGTTCGGCCCGAGCTTCAGAGCGGAAACTACTTCGACGAGATCGTGAGCCAGTGCGGTCAGTGGCTCGACCCGTATCGGGAACAAATGGCACTGGTAAGCCCAGGCAACCACGAGTCAGCGGTCAGGAAAAGACAGGAGACGTGTCTGACGACGCGGCTGGTCGAACGCCTCCGCGTTGCAGGGTCGCCGGTTCGTCAGGGCGGCTACGCGGGATGGGTTTTATTCAGAGCCCAACGCGGCAAGCAAACGGCACTGCATCGCCTTTGGTACCACCACGGCTTCGGCGGTGGCGGTGGCACGACTCGCGGGGCTGGGCAGTTCGCTCAATATCTAGCAGAGGTCGACGCTGACACCATCGTGGCCGGTCACGTTCATCAACGGACATTCATCGAAGCCCATCGCCAACGCATCACCAGTAGCGGACTCTGCCGGACGCGGCCTGTGCATCTGGTCAGGTCGAGCACCTACAAGCGTGAGAGCGTTACCGATGGCTGGGCAGTCGAGAAGGGCATCGGAGCACGGCCCCTCGGCGGCTGGTGGCTGTTGCTACGATGGAATTCCGACGCTACAGAACTCAACGCCAGCTTCCATGACAGACCTTATGAGGTGCCAGACGATGCAGACAGTGACAGTGACCGAAACGCCCAATCAGGAGCAGTACGCTCCAAGCCTGCAAGCCGCAAACGACGACCTGCGAAAAGCGGTGGCAAGACGAAACGAGCGGCACGCAACCGCTCCGCTGCCGCCGGTCGCTGAAGCAGCCTGTGACGTGACCGAGGCCGATTGCTGTCAGGGCTCGCGGATGCCGACCGTTACCGGATACAGACCCGGCACGACCGAGTTTCTGGCAATCCTCGACGAGGTGCGGCAGATGCACCTTCGCAAGACGCTTGACTATGGCACGGACGAAGACGCACTCTCAAACATCAGGCAGAGTGCAGACGTGATCGGATCGCCCGCCTGGGCCGGTGCGATCCTGCGGATCAGCGACAAGATGCACCGGCTCAGGAGTTTCTTCCACCGTGGAGCGGTCGAGTTCGATGGCGTTGAGGACACGCTGCTCGATATTACTGCTTATGCGGCAATCGCTCTGGTGCTGTACCGGGAATCTCAAGGCTAGGCAAAATCTCGATTGCGGCTGGGCCGGTTCCTGCAATCCGCTGGTCTCGGTAATGCTGCTGGTAGAGCTCGCCGCCGTCAGAGTGGTCGAGCAGGTCGACAGGATTGCCGCCAGCCGCCGCATAATAGCTCGCTGCTGATTTGCGGATGGAGTGGAACCCGCGAGGCTGCACGTCTGCCCGCTTGCAGATTTGCCCGAAGGCCAGCCACAAAGACTCCTTGGGACGATCCCAAGGCCAGACACGTCCTGATGCCTCCTGACGCCCTCTGAGGCGATCTGCGAGGGCGGGACTGATCTGCCGCACCAAGTCTCTGGTTTTTAGTTTGCGGGTCTCTGACGGCAACAAGACACGCCTGCCGTCTAGGTCGACGTTCTGCCATTCGACGGCAAGAGTCTCGCCAATCCGGCACGCAGTTTCCCAGAGGAATCTGAGCAGAGTTCCGTGCCATTCGCCCGCAGGGATGCCAGCCACTCGCCCTCTGGTGACATCAGCCTCGGTAATCATTCGCCCTAGTTCCTCCTTCGTGTAGGCGACAGGCAGACGCCCAGCTGCCCGGAATGGCGGCAAAACCACGTCCTCCTTGATCAGACCTTTGCGGAAGGCCAGCCCAGCCAGAGAGAGCAACTGAGCACGATCCTTCCTGACGGTCGTCCTGCGAACGATCTTGCCACGGTGCGGCGTCTCAAGCCGCCAAGCGATGAACTGGCTCACTGCCAGGTCGTTTAGGTCGTCTAGGGTTGGCTCCCTGCCGAGACAATCTGCGAAGCGGTCAATCGAGTGGCAATACAGCGTCACAGACCGCGTAGAGAGCTGTTTTAGGGGGCCGTAAGTATCGAGCAGAAAACGCTTGAGAGTAGTTGGCATTGGTGGATTCTCCGAGTTGGCGGCATCCATGCCAGAAGGCACGGGCGGGCATCCTACCCACTCGGTGAACAACTGTCCACTAATCCTCAATAGGGGAATCCCACCCCGTCCGTTAAAGGTTTGAGGACTAAAGGAAGTTTACCCAATGAAGTCAGCCTAGTCACCTTTAGTCCCCTCGGTTTTGACTTCGCAACGATCGTTCGATATAGTTGAGGCATGATTGCGATGGCGGACATTAGCGACTACATGACGGTGCGGCAGGTCATGGACGAGATAGGGGCCAGGGCTCGGTCTACCGTGACCCGTCTGCTTCGGGACGAGTCTGACCCATCAGACCACGCAAAGCCGCTTGTGGGCATCAAGGTCGAGGGCCACGGCTGGCTGATCCGCCGGGCCAGCGTCGTCCGGTTCCTGCGGGACGAGGCCGCCCGCCCGCGAGGCGTCGGATTTCCTCGAGGCGAGACGCGGGCCGAAGAACCCGAGCCGCCAAAGAAGGCCAAAAAAGCCCGCTAAAACAGGGGCCAAAGATTTTTTCTTTTTCCCTCTTGAATATGCAACGATCCGTCGATATAGTATTGGCATGACGCGGGCGACTGAGACCCGCAAACGCAAACCGGAGACAAAAAATGAACAACACAGTCAAAACCCTGAAAGCAAAAATTGCCGCCCGCAGCACCGAGGAGCTTTTCCTAGTCGTTCGCACGTTTGGCGGAGACCTCACCGACCGAGAAGCCAACATTGTCAGAGGCTTCTGCCTGACTGAGATTGAAGGCCGACTCGGCGTTGAAGCGGTCGACCAGCTGATGGATGAAATTGGACTTTGAACCAACCAACAGCCCCCCGGCACGGGGCCGGGGGGCATGAACACCAGCCAGGGAGGGCTACCGATGACCGCCGAAACATTTGAGATGATTCTGCAAGTGTTCGTGCTCGTTGCACGAATCATCGCCGCAGGCCAGTGGGGTTGACTGATATGCAACGACCGTTGCATCATATGCAACCATCGTTGCAACTATCTAATCCCCTCGCTTTTCGTTTGACAGATTTTTTCACCCTAGTACGGTACGCCCGTACACCACCACGAAGGAGACGAAAAATGGAATGGATGCCAGGAGACAACGAAGCCGCCGCAGCGATTGGCGGCATGACCGACACCTACGGCAGGCCCGCAATCCCGACAGGCCTGATGATCGGCCAGCGGGCGACCTGGCGGCCAAACGATGACGAGTGGGCAACCGGCATCGTCATCGACCGCGACGAGGCCGAGGGCACCTATCTGCTCTCAATCCATGTCCCCGGCAGCGGGCGGGTGATCCGCGAGGCAAAGGCAGACGACCTTAGCCCATTCTGACCACTAGGGGGCCCGGCAGGAAGCCGGGAGTAGCAAGGACGCTTTCCGGCAGAAGCTAAGGATGGCCGAAGCCGGTTTTCATTTTCCAGAAATCGAAAGGACATCGAATGACAACAGCACTATCCACAACACAGCCACGGGGGCTGGCACTTCAGACGATCAGCGAGGCGATGACATTCGGCAAGATGCTGGCCGAGTCGAGCTTTGTTCCCAAGGACTTTAGGGGCAAGCCTGCCGATTGCGTTCTTGCCGTGCAGCACGGGGCAGAATTGGGCCTTGGCCCGATGCAGAGCGTGCAGAGCATCGCGGTGGTGAATGGTCGCCCAAGTATCTACGGAGATGCCGCAATAGCACTCGCCAAGGGCTCGCCGGTCTGTGAATACGTCAGCGAACGTATCGAGGGCGACGGCGAGAGCATGACCGCGATCTGCGAAGCCAAACGTCGAGGCGATCCGCAGCCGACAGTCTCGACGTTCAGCGTGGCCGACGCCAAGAAGGCCGGACTGTGGGGCAAGGGCGGCCCGTGGACGCAATACCCGAAGCGGATGCTCCAGATGAGGGCCAGAGGCTTCGCTCTAAGGGACGCTTTCCCTGACGTTCTGCGTGGACTCGTCACTGCCGAGGAGGCCCAGGACTACCAGCACGTCGAGCCAGTGAAGCAGGAGCCACGGCAGACGCCAGCGGTGCGGCCTAAGTTCGACGACGGGCCGAAGCCTATAGAGGAAAACGACGCACTTGCCAAGGCACGCCTCGCAGTCAACGCGGTGACGCACCTTGATCAGCTCGACGGCCTACGCCGCCGCGTCTCCGAGAAGGTTGAGTCTGGCGAGTGGACAGACGCCCAAGGCGAGGAGATCGCCAGTTTGATCCGGGGCAAAGCCGAGATGCTGATTTCAGCCGAGGAGGTGGCAGCGTGAACGGAATCACATACGACGAGCCGGTTTTCGTTCGGCTCTACAACGAGGCACGAGGCTGCCACGATTGGGAGGCGGTGACGGCCCTAGAAACCATCGACCGGCAGTTGAGATACGCCCGCGAGGACGCGAGGGAGTACTGCCGGAAGTGGGAGTCGACCGCTGAGTACCGAGCAGAAAAGGCCGCAGCGGCAGAGGCAGCCGCCGCGATGCGGACACGTCCATCAGACCACCGGGCACCGCCTGAGTCTGACGGATAACGCGACCGGCCCGGCCTGGGGCCATAAGCCGCACTTGCCAGCGGCCCTGGGAGCCCAGCGGGCGGTGGCTGGAAACACCCGCAGCCAGTGAGCTTTCGTCTCCGCGAGCGGCACTGGCAGCCTCGTCACGGATGGCGTGGAGGCCCGTTCGACTCGGGCCGCGAGGATTTATGACAGACGACGACGCTTTGCTAATCATGGAGGGTGCCAATGGCGACAAAGCAACGAATAATTCCCGGGGACTGTATCGCAGGACTGCGGACTCTGCCCGACGCCAGCGTTCACTGCTGCGTCACATCGCCGCCCTACTGGGGGCTGCGGGACTACGGCCATGATGGGCAGATCGGCCTGGAGTCAACGCCGGACGCCTACGTTGCCCGCATGGTGGAAGTGTTCGGGGAGGTGCGGCGTGTGCTGCGGGATGATGGGACGTGTTGGCTGAATCTAGGGGATACCTACGGAGGCCCAGCCGGAAACAATCAAGGCGGAATGTCTGCGATTGGTGGAGGCCAAAAGACCAAAAACGGCGCGATATTCTCCGGCAGGAAATGTCCTGATGGTACGCGAGCCAAAGACCTCGTCGGCATCCCGTGGCGTGTCGCCTTCGCTCTCCAGGCTGACGGCTGGTGGCTGCGGCAGGACATTATTTGGGCGAAGCCCAACCCGATGCCCGAAAGCGTGCGGGATCGTTGCACTAAAGCACATGAGTACGTTTTTCTGCTCACGAAGAGTGAGCGGTATTACTATGACTGCGATGCGCTAAGAGAGCCTCATACACAAGCGATAAAAGATGGCGTGACAAAAGAAATGATGGAAACAGAATGGGAGGCGAAAAGAGATAGCAAGGGAAAGGTTCAGTCAGATAAATCAGGTAAAACAAATCAAGGCGGAACAGTAAATAGAAACAAAAATTATTATGGAAATATAAATGGCCGCAACCGCCGCTCCGTCTGGACGGTCACGACGAAGCCCTACAGCGGTGCTCACTTCGCGGTGATGCCTGCCGATCTGGTCGAGCCGTGCATCAAGGCGGGCTGCCCCGAAGGCGGCACAGTTCTTGACCCCTTCGCAGGCAGCGGCACGACGCTGGCCGTGGCGGCAGAGTTGGGCCGCAACGCTGTCGGGTGCGAACTGAACCCTGACTATATCGAACTGGCCGAGCGGAGGATTCTTGACGCCCGGCAATCAGTGGCGTTGTTTGAGGCGATGGCATGAACGACGACGAACTGAAACAAGCCGAGCAGGTTGCCCGCAAGTACGGTGCCGCGAACTGCTGGACAGGCACAAGCGGCCACCTCGCCGGGTGGATTCTGCGGCTACTGGTGGAGATCAACAGGCTCAAGGAGGAGCAGCGTGGAAATCACACTCACACTGCCTGAGTGGTCAGCCGTGGTCGACGCGGCCTGGCTCCGCATCGTGGCATCGGCAGCCCAGCGGCTCGATCACGCGACGACCTACCGCAGGAGCATGGTCGAACGAGTGGCAGAGGAGATTACCGGGGCCGCCGGGGAGCTCGCCGTGGGGAAATGGAGCGGGCGGTTCTTCGTGCCGTCTGTCGGCACGTTTCATCGCGTCCCTGACTGCTTGGGCGATGTTGAGGTACGCAGCACGCGACACGCTGACGGCCACCTAATCGTGCGGGACAACGACGCCCCAGATCGACGCTATCTGCTCGCCATCGTCGGAGATGAATCGGTACGGCTGGCCGGTTGGATCGTCGGCATGGAGGCACGGCGGGACGAGTGGCGGAGAGCAAGCCAGAGGAGCACTAGGCCAGCGTGGTGGGTGCCGCAGACTGAGTTGAGGCCGATGGGGGAATGGTGATGGAGAACAACTGGAAGCAACTATTGGAAAACGTCGTCTTAGTCTCGTTTCAGCTTGGGCTGCACATATCCGACAACCACTCAGATTTTATCGCCTCCGATGCCGTGCTTGAGAAGCTTTACAGGCAGTTTTACGAGGTCGTGATGAAGTCTGAAATCAAGCTGATGATGTCTGAGCAAGACCAAATAGTCAGCCCGCCAGTGAACTCAGCAAATTCTCATTACTGGAATTGAAGGGGGCAGGAATGGCTGGTGAATGGATCCCGATAGATTGCAACATTGGCATGAAGCCGGAAGTTCTGACGATTGCCACCGCAAACGGCATCGAGCCCGAGGTGGTCATTGGCAGGATGGTCAGGCTGTGGGCCTGGGCGTGGCACGTCACGGCAGACGGCACTATCAGCGTGCCCCCGCAGATGTTGCCATCGGTTGCCGGGGGAGATGAGGCATTCTGGGCTGACGTTGAAAAGGCCGGTTGGCTGACCACAACCAGCGATTCTGTGACGATCCCGGGCTGGGAGGAACGCTTCACAAATGCCGCAAAAAAGCGGCTTTTAGACGCTCGGCGAAAATCTGTCCGCAGAAACGCGGACAAATGTCCGCCTGCCAAGCGGACAAATGTCCGCGAAGTTGCGGACAAATGTCCGCCTGACGGGAGGACTAAAAGAGAGGAGAAGAAAAGAGAATTCTCTCCTCCCGAGTTTTGGAAATCTTTCCGCGAGGAGTGGAACGCTGGCCCAGGCAAACGCTGGACGCCTTCCAAGCCGCCCGTCGAGTGGGAGGACGAGGAACGCGACGACGATTGGCTGGCCGATGCCCGTCAGGCAATCGCTCGCCTGCCAGGCTGCCGGTACTTCTCGACGCCCGTCACGCTCTCGCAGTTCATCAAGCCCGGCTGGCTGGACAAGATCATCGCCGGGGAATTTGACGACCCGCCTAGAAAAAATGGCAGGGCCGCGTTTGATGACAGGCCACCAGTGAGAGAGTTCGACCCGGCTACCAAGGCCGCACTGGAACGAACGAGGCGAGCATTGGAGACAAGCCGTGCGAATTGACACGCTGACAACCAAACTTCTCAAACGTGCGTGGGAGGACTCCTGCGACGACCAAGACAGGCTGCTGCTTGAAGCGGCGGCGGTGACGATTGACCGACTCGCCAGAAGGTGCCTGAGAGTGTCCCAGGAACTAGAGCGGGTCGAATTTCTGCAAAAGGAGGGCAGAGACTATGACGGTGGTTTGTGATTTTGTGCAAAGGACTGACCTGATCCAGACGCTTTCACTTGCGGGCCGCGTGGTGCCGAGGCGAGCGATCCGCGAGGTGCTGACCTGCGTCAGCCTGGCCCCCGGACGTCTCGAAGCGACCGATGGCGAGATACGCTTAGAGGTTCCGATCATCTACGGCGGCGACACGCTCCTGCTGCCGTTTGCTCGTCTGGACGCCCTAGCACGGGCCTGTACGGGTGAACAGGTCGTGATTGAGCCCGAGGACGGGCAAGCGACCATACGGGCCTCACGGGGCGTCTGGAGGCTCCCTACGAGGTCGCCGGAGGAATGGCCCGAAATGGCACCGGCTGAGTGGTCGCCGGTGGCCCGCATCCCGGCTGACCAGTTGGCCCGAGGGATCGCGGCTGTGATCGACGCCTGCGACCGCGACTCGGCCAGATACGCTCTGGCCTCGGTGCTGATCCAGGTCATCGACGGGGTGGTGCATCTTGTGGCGACAGATGGCCGCCGCCTGCACCTCCACCGAATCGAGATCGACCAAGCCGTCGACGACTGCTCGGTTCTGCTGACAGAACGGTCAGCACAACTGGTGGCCCATCTGGCCTCGCAGCTTGACGACGAGGGCGAGGTTCAGATTGAGCGGAGCGGGGCCGAGGTGCTTTGCAGCCTTGGGGCAGGTGGCCCAGAGAGCAAAATCTACGCTCGGACTGTCGATGGTAAGTTCCCTGCCTGGCAAAAGGTGATCCCGACCGAGGGCCGGGCGACGCCGACGACTGTGAGAGCCGACCGGCTCTGCGAAGCCATTCGGCAGGCGAGCATCTGCACCAGCGACACCACCAAAGCGGTAACGCTAACGCTGGGGCAGGTGATTGTGGTGGAGGCGACATCGAGCGAGGCCGGGAATGCCCGCGTTGAGCTTGAGCCGATTGAGGCTGGCGACGAGGTGACGATTCAGGTCGACCCGAGCTATTGCGTGGCATTCCTTCGCCGCGTCGATGCGGTCGAGCCGGTCGAGGTGGAAGCGGTCGACGCTAACTCTGCTTTGGTATTCCGCACCGAGGATTCAACAGGCGTCGTGATGCCGATGGGGGTGGAATGATGCCGAAGCGTAGAGAATTTGACGAGGCAAAACTCCGCGAGCTTTGGCCTGACAACAGGCTATCGGTTGCTCAGATTGCCAGCCTGCTCGGGATGCCACGGGCAACGCTCCAGAAGATTTCTGCTCGCATGGGGCTGCCGCCGCGAGATTATCGGCAATATGACCGGGAGCTTTTGCGGCGACTGTGGCTTTATACCGACATGACACCGCAGCAGATCGCGTTTGAACTCGGCAGCTCTCGTCAGTTCGTCCGCGAACAGGCGAAGCGGATGGGGCTGCCGAGGAAGGTGCCGGAATATAAGCACATAGAACGCGACCCGACGCAGGAAGAGATCGCAGAGCGAGCGGCAGAGTGCAGGAAGAGGCACCTTGCTGAGAAACGTGCGGAGCCGGTGAGTTACAACGACGAAGCAGGCTCTATACGCTGTTTCACCTACTGCGGCGACTGTTACGTTTCAGCCGGTTTGCTTTCATAACTTGACGCCCAAGGTATTAAAACGGCATGGATGCCGACCCTTACCAGAGCGAGTTCGTCGTGCCAGGCGATCCCGTGCCGCAATCGCGGCCACGGGTTACTAGGAGCGGGCACGTCTATTACGCCTCCAGAATCGTTCAATACCGCCGAGCGGTTGAGGCCGCTGCTCGTGCCAGCGGGCTGCCGCTCCGCGAGGGGCCGGTATGGCTTGGCATCGAGGCAGTATTTCAACGGCCAAAAAGCCATATCAGAACTAAGGGCGGCATTCGTCCCGATGCTCCAGCGTTCCCGTATTCGCGTGGCGATGCAACCAACATCGCCAAAGGCATTGAGGACGCTTTGAACCAGATCGCGTGGGCCGATGACAGCCAAGTGGTCGAGTTGACTGTCAGGCGACGATGGGCGAAGCCCGGCGAGGACGCTGGAGCATATATCACGATCTGTGACATTGAGCCGACGCCCGACGTGATCGAAAAACGTCGAAACACGATAAGCCGCCAGTGGACTGTCGCCGAGCGTGAAGCCCGCGATGTAAACCGCAGGCCGTCAGTTCAAGAGCGTCGAATGGTAAACTTGAGAGATATATTCGACGCTGAGGATGATTATGGCTGATGAGCCTGATGATACATACGAGATGAATGACCCGATTGCCACGGTCATCCTCCAGACAGACGGCAAGAGCTACGAGCTGATACTGGCCGGGGGCGGTGGAGTAATACGCAAGCACGAGCTTTTCGGCCCGTTCAAAAGCAACAGGAAAAAGGCCCGGTCGACCATGCGTCTGCTCTGGCATATCGCCTACCAGACGATTCAAGACGAACTGCTGGGAGATATTGCCGATGATTAGCAGCTACCCGTTGAGCATCGCCAGCCAGAAGTTGAACCTTCACGACAAGGTCGCCGCCTACATCGAGCAGGTGAGGCGGCAGGTCAGCGATGGCCTGACGATTGCCGAACTTGCTGAATTGATCGTCGCCGCCATGCGGCTGGCGATTGCTGCCGTTGATGAGTTGGAACTGGCAGGCGACCAGAAACGGCAGATCGTGGCCGACCTGGCCGCGACGTTGTTTGACGAGTTTGGTGATCTTGTCGTCCCGGTCGTGCTGCGGCCAGCGTGGTGGCTCATCAAGCCGACCCTCCGCTCACTGATCCGCACGGCGGCTGCCGGTGCGGTTGATGCCCTGCTGCCCCTCGTGAGGAAAGCTGACGAATGATGACCTGGTTGCTTGCGGTTGCTGCCGCTGCTGTTGCACTCTGGCCGACCAATAAGAAGGCGGGACTGCTGCCGAGCCTTGAAGGGCTCGACACGCGGCCAAAACCTGCCAGCTACCTCGACGCTGTTTCTTCGCTGCAAACAGTGCGGGCTCGGCTGATGCACACTAACCACCTCGACGAAGAACAGGCTGCCGCCTGCGATGTTCTGACGCTCGCCCTCTCAGCCGGGAGTGACCAGGAATGAGGTTCCGTATGGTCGTGCTTCTGTCGATCCTCGCGGCGTGGTTGCTGTTGTCAGGCGACCGCCAGCCGACGCCAGCACCGACGCCACCACCGGGCGAGCTCGACCTTGCCGGTGCCTTTGTCGGGGAGACTGCCGCCGATGATGCCGCCATCGTCGCGGCCCTCGCAGGTGAGCTGGCCGACTGCATCGAGTACGACCAGATGCAGGCCGAGCCGGTACTGACGACCGGGCTGGCCCTCGACCATCTGCGAACACAGGCCCGGCTGTTCCGGTGCGATGGTCGCAGCCTCGGGCAGGTTCATCCAGAGCTTGCACGACGAGTTGGCGAATACCTCGACCGGAAACTTGGCAACGCTGGCGGGCCTGTCGGGCCTGAGCAGCTCGCCAAGTGGATTGCCGCCTACCGCGAGATCGAGAGGGCCGCCACCCGTGTCATCCGGTAGACCAGGCTGGCGAATCGGACTCGCCACCGTTCTCATCACGCTCTATGGCCTCGCCCTCTGGAACGGCCACGAAAAAAAAGGGGGGGGGTGGGGTGCTGCGTCCGACCAGTTTGGCTACGAGCCCGACCCGGTTGGAGCTGCTGAGTTCCTAGAATCGCTCGACGTGCGATTTTTCGCCGATGCTGCACCTGATGCGATGCAGAAGGCCGAGGAGGTCGACACGTTTCTCTACCGGGCGATGGATGCCGCAAGCCGCGAGCGTTATGGGAAGCCGTTTGTGCCGGGCCGACAGTTGAATGGCAGTTGCGTTGCTTGGGGAGCGATGCACGCCGTCTTTTGTGCAGAGGCCATTGAGTGGCAGTTAGGCAACCGGGACGAACCACCGATCATGCCCGCGACTTGCAGCATCTACGGCGGATCAAGAGTCGAGGCGAAGATGAAGCAGGACTTTGATGGCTCGCGACCGGCGGGCGGTTGGTCTGATGGATCAACTGGCTACCGTGCTGCACGATGGCTAAGAGACTGGGGCGTCATCTACCGGCAGCAATACACGCACAACGGACAGACGCTCGACCTGACCCAATACAACAAAGACCGTGAGCGTCGGTGGGGCGCATTTGGAAATGGGGCCGACGACAAAGCGTTTGCATTGTGGCTCGACCGCAAGGCCGCAGAGACTCCGTGCAAGCACGTCGTCAACGTAAGGACGTGGGAGGAGCTCGTCGCAGCAATCACCTCGGGCTACCCGGTGACAATCGCAAGCAGTCAGGGATTCACCAAGACACGCGACGAGGACGGCTTTTGTGAGGGACGCGGCACCTGGATGCACCAGATGATGCTGGCAGGGTTGCGGTTCAAAAAAAATGGGGGGGGTAGGGTGCCCCGCGACGGTGCCCTCATCATCAATTCATGGGGCAACTACGTCGACGGCGGAAAGTGGCCCGACGATCAACCCGATGGCACGTTCTGGGCAGAGCGTGAAACCGTCGAGCGAATACTGGCACAGGGCGATTCATGGGCAATCGCCGAGGTGGAATTTAAGTGGCGAGACATCAGCCACGACAACTGGCTCGGAATGGAACGATGAGAAAGCTCGAACGATTGAAAGTCTTTGGCGTGGTCGCTCTCTTGGCGTTTGCACTTGGTTCGCTCGTGGCGAACGAGACAGGCACAAGAGCAGAGCGGCCCTTCCTGCGTTTCCTGTCGACCGCTGCCCGATGGGGCTTGCGGGCGATGGTATTTCTTGAACCAGCACCACCAGAGATCGAGCCGCAGTACCAGACCTGCGTCGGTCAGGACGGCTTTGAAATGATCGACCACTCGCGGAGCCTGTAGATGCGTTGGCTGGCAGCACTGCTGACATGGTTCGCGGCAGACCCGCAGGCCATCGACACCGAACGACCGAGAGCGGCTGCGTGCGTGCAGGCCGCCCATGCAAGCCTTCATAGAGAGATCAGGGAGGACGACGATGCCACTAAGGATCAGAACACTGAGGCCGCCGTGGGCGGAGCAGGTGAAAGCGGGACAGCCGAAGCGGGACGACTCAGCGAGGCCGACAGCGGCGGAGCGAGGATACGTCTCGAAGAGTCACAAGGCTTGGAGGCAAGCTGTGCTAACGGCAGATGCGTGGACGTGTCGAGAGTGCGGACGAGTAGCCAGCGGAAAAGGTGAAGCACACGCCGACCACATCAGCCCGGTCGTGCCAGGCACAGAGTTCTGTGAGAACGGAGCCAGCCGCTTTGACGTGCGGAACGGTCAGTGTCTCTGCCGCAGTTGTCACGGACGCAAGACGAGACGCGAATCGGAAGCCGCGACACCCCCGACCGGGGGGCGAGACTGAACGACGATACCCCCCCGGCCGAGGGTACCACCGGAGGGGGGGTCGGGATCACAGGGAGGGTCGCTGAGATATACCCTTAGCGTTATCCCCTCACAAATGTCCGCGGGTAATACATAGGGGGGTTGCTTGAAAATCAGAAACCGTATCCGCGAGCTTCGCACAGTCAAGGCCGCGGAGCTGATGCCAAATCCCAAAAACTGGCGTATGCACCCAAAGGCCCAGCAAGACGCCCTTCGCGGCATCCTCGCGGAAGTGGGCTATGCAGACGCCTTGCTGGCCCGCGAGCTTCCAGACGGCTCGCTGATGCTTGTTGACGGCCACCTGCGGGCGGAGACGACGCCAGACGAAAAGGTGCCCGTCCTGATCCTCGACATCAACGAGGCCGAGGCCGACAAGCTGTTGCTCTCGCTTGACCCACTCGCCGCCCTGGCAGAAACAAACGCTGCTGCTCTCGACTCGCTGCTGCGGGAGATCGACACAGGCAGCGAAGGCTTACAGCAGATGTACGCCGATATGGCAGAGGCAGCTGACCTGTACAAAGATGATCATGCCGAGGTGGTCGAGGACGAGGTGCCCGAGCCGCCGGTCGATCCGATTACGAAGCCGGGCGACCTGTGGCTGCTGGGCGAGCATCGCCTGCTCTGCGGCGACTCAACGAAGGCGGAGGATGTCGAGCGGCTGATGGTTGGGGCGAAAGCGGACCTAATGCTTACCGATCCACCATACGGAGTTTCCTATGTGGGTAAAACAAAGGACGCACTTACAGTTAGCAACGACAGCCTTTCTGGTGAAAATCTAGCCCGCTTTGTCACCTCGGCATTCAATAATGCAGAAACAAATTGCCGAAGTGGTGCGTACTGGTACGCCACTGTTCCTGACATACTTGTTTTTGCAAACGATTGGGAACGCCGAGGAATCCTAAAGCAGATTATGGTATGGGCGAAAGATGCCATGATTCTGGGAAGGCGCGAATACCACTACAAGCATGAACTTATTTTATTTGGCTGGATTCCAGGCGAACGACACAAAAACTCTGATCGCACTCGAACAACCCTTTGGCAATACGACAGGCCGAAGGCAAGCCGAGAGCATCCTACCATGAAGCCTGTTGCGCTTTGGGCACAAGCGGTCAAGGATGGTTCACAGCAAGGAGAAATTGTCTACGATCCATTTCTCGGCTCAGGAACAACCCTAATCGCCGCCGAGCAACTGGGCCGCAAGTGCTACGGCATGGAGATCAGCCCGCGGTATTGCGACGTGATTGTGCAGCGGTGGGAGACGCTGACGGGCAAGAAGGCAGAACTGGAGGGCAAGAAGCGTGGGAAGACGCGGACCAAAGCCTGAGCCGACGATAATCAAGCTCGCCAAGGGCAACCCAGGCAAGCGGCGAATCAACAAGGCCGAGCCGAAGCCAGATGCAGACGGCATTGAGCCACCCGAGTATCTGTCTGGCAAGTCTCTGGAGAAATGGCACGACATCACGCCACAGCTCAAGGGCATGGGCGTGATGACAAAGGCAGACGTTGAAACGATTGCCCGCTACTGCACGATGTGGGAGCAGTGGCTCAAGTATCTCGATCAGTGCCGCCGTGGGCTTGACGTGCTTGTCATAAGAGACGAGGCGGGCAAGGTGAAATATATGCAGAGTTCACCCGCCGCCACGATGCAACAGAAGCTAGCCACCTCCATGCTCCGCATCGAGCAGGAGTTTGGCCTGACCCCTTCCGCGAGGACTGGAATCGTTGCCCAGAAGAACGACGAAGAAGAAGACCCGCTCGCCCGGTTCATCAGCTAAGCTGCCGCCGATCAACAAGCAGGCAGCGGCCAAGGTCTGTGATTTCTTCCCGGTTGTGCTGCGGCACAGTAAGGGAGCAATCGCAGGCCAGCCGTTTGAGCTGTTGCCCTGGCAGAAAACCGTTCTGTCGGAGTTGTTCGGTCGACTCAACCCTGACGGCACGCGAGTGCGTCGGGTTGGCTATATCGAGGTTCCGAAGAAGAACGGCAAGAGCACGCTGCTGGCTGGCATCGCGTTGTATTTGCTGGTAGCCGACGCCGAGCCTGGGGCTGAGATATACGGGGCCGCTGCCGACCGCGAGCAGGCGTCGATCATCTATCGCGAGGCCGCCGCGATGGTTCGGGCTTCGCCGAGCCTGTCGAAGCACTGCGAGGTAATCGACTCGCGGAAAACGATCTTGGTGAAGGCGACCAATAGTTTCTATCGCGTGCTATCGGCTGACGCTTTCCGGGCTGAGGGTTTGAACATTCACGGCCTACTGTTTGACGAGCTGCACGCCCAGCGTGACCGCCGCCTCTGGGACTGCCTTCGCTACGGAGGTGCCTCTCGCAGGCAGCCGATGCTCCTATCTATAACGACGGCAGGCTGGGACAAGAAATCTATCTGCTGGGAGCAGCACCAATACGCAGAGCGGGTAATTGCCGATCCGATGCTTGATCCGGCTTTCTATGGCTGCATTTTCGCCGCTGATGAAGGCGACGACCCACAAAGCCCGAAAACTTGGAAGAAGGCTAACCCGTCCCTTGGTTACACGATCACGGAGGACTCGTTCGCAGCAGATGCACGCGAAGCGGTCAACAGCCCGCAAAAGCTCAACAGCTTCGCCCGCTATCGTTTATGCACCTGGCAGGCACAAGAGACGCGGTTTTTCAAGCCCTCTGCGTGGGCGAAATGTAACACCGAGCCCGCTGATTTGACCGACCGAGCCTGTTATATCGGCCTCGATTTGGCGTCGACGACCGACCTGACAGCCGCCGTGGTGGTCAGTGAGGACGAGAACGGCGTGCTGGACGTGGTGCCATTCTTCTGGTGTCCCTCTGAATCCATCGAGCAACGGAGCCTTCGGGATAAGGTCGACTACATTCAATGGGCAAAAGACGGGCTAATTCGCGTCACCGATGGCAACGCGACCGACTATGAGACGGTGAAAAACGACATTCTCGACCTTTGCGACCGCTACAAGGTGAAGCAGATCGGCGTCGACCCGTGGAATGCCACGATGCTTTCGCAAGCGTTGGCTGCCGCCGGTTGTGACATTGTGAACGTCCGCCAAGGGTACGGATCGCTCTCGGCACCGACCAAGAGGCTCGAGGCATTGGTGCTAGATGGTAAACTAAGACACGGAGGGCATCGCATCCTCGACTGGTGTGCTAGTAATACCGCAGTCCAAGCCGATCATACCGGAAATATAAAGCCTTCAAAGGCTAAATCGACCGAGCGAATCGACGGCATCGCCGCTCTTGTGACCGCGATGGCAGTACAGGCCGCCGCTGAGACACCACCACCCGAGCAAGATTGGAACATAATCAGCCTATGAGTACGGTCGACGTTATAAAAAACAGGGACGAGCACCGCATCCGCGAGCTTCGCTCGTTTGACTTTGCCGCTCTGGCTCGCTCTGGTGGCATGAAAAGGGAGACGCCAGAGACGGCCCCCGAGGTTCCCGCAGTCATCGCGTGCATTCGCGTCATAGCCGAGAGCGTCGGCAGCCTGCCGCTGCATATCTACCGGATGGACAGCAACGGTGCGAAGGTGCTGGCGACCGACTCGCCACTCTATCGGCTTATGCGGTACGCACCGAACGACGAGCAGACCAGCCTTGAACTTCGGGAGCAGCTCGTGATGCTGTATCTGCTCTATGGTGACGCCTACTGCGAGCTCCAGCGGGATGATCGCGGCACAATCACTGCCATGATGCCGCTGCACCCGTCCAGGATGACGACTGAGAGGCTGACCGACGGCTCACTACGGTACATCTACCGCGAGCCGAGCGGACGCCAGACGATCTACAATCAGAGGCAGTTGTGGCACCTGCGTATGCCAACGCTCGACGGCGTTCATGGAATCAGCCTGCCGAGCCTGGTGAAGGACGCAATCGCCCAGGCCCGTGCCCTTGAAGCCTACGGGCTGACCTACTTCGCCAACGGTGCCCGTCCTGGTGTGGTGCTCCAGAGTGACAACCCGATACCAGCCGAGGCGGCAGAGCGGATGCGTGAGCAGTGGGAGCGGATGCACCGAGGGGCCGATCGTGCTCATCGGACTGCCGTGCTGCCGAACGGGCTGAAGGTTCACGAGTTGAGCGGCAGCAACGAGAGCAGCCAGTTTGTCGACGCTCGCAAGATGGCCGTGGTGGAGATTTGCCGAGCGTTCCGTGTGCCGCCGCATCTCGTTCAATCGCTCGACGGTGCGACCTACAGCAACATTGAGCACCAGTCGCGGGAATTCCTGACCTATACGCTCCTGCCGCATCTGCGACGTATTGAGGACAGCATCGCACGCGATCTGATCGACGACCCGAATTTATTTGCAGAGCATGACGTTCACGCCTTCATGCGTGGCGACTCGGCAGCCCGTGCGGCGTGGTACCAGCAGGCTTTGAACAGCGGAATCATGTCAATCAACGAGGTACGAGCCGCCGAGGGCATGAATCCTATCGGCCCCGAGGGCGACGAGCGGTTTTTGCAGGTCAACATGACGACGCTGAAGCAGATTGTGAACGGGGGGAACAATGGCGGACTTGACGCCAACCAAGGCGATGGCTGATGCCGCTGCCCGTGGGCTTCGGCTTCACGACGAAGGCAAGAGCGGCGACGGCCTGAAACCGGAGACGGTGCGGCGTGCGAACATCATCGCAAGGCGTGACGAGCTCACCGAGAGCCACGTTCGCGAGATGCGGGCGTGGTTTGCCCGCCATGAATCAGACAAAAGGCCCGGATGGGATGACGCAGGCGAGGAGACGCCTGGATTTACTGCGTGGCTACTGTGGGGCGGCGACCCTGCCCAATCATGGAGCGAAAGAAAGGTGGCAGAAATGGATCGAGAGCAAGAAGGCCGGAGC